GTCACTGCCGTAACAATACCAGCAGTAATAGTTAATGTAGCTACAGCTCCAGCGCCTGAACCACCTGTTAGTGGGACGTTTGTGTAAGTTCCGCTAGTGTATAGTGTGCCACCAGTAAAAGAAGCAGTACTTAATAATGTGATAATACCCTGCACAATAGAGGCTGGGTAGAAGAAATAATGTAACTCTACTGAATAGTTAGAGTCAGGGGTTGGTCCTATAATCAGTGATAACTCAGTGTTTAAGGTGTATTGTGGTCCAAATAAGGCGTAATACTGTGGTGTTCCTAAATCAGTTGCTTTAGGGTAAGCTTGTCTAATAAAGTTAACATCTTTGTTAAGTAAGTACTCATAGCCATCTGCTGTTATTACAGCCAACGAGTAAGTAGCTAAAAAGTCGTCCGGTAAAGAGAGATACTGATTACTTGTAGTTAGAGTCCCAGTCACGTTCTTGCGTAACGAAGGAAACTGTATCATATTAAAGATACGCTCCTCTGCCTGTTGTACAAACGTAGGAATGCTCGATACAAAGAGCGATTCCGTATTCTCAGCGTAGTTCTGAATTGTTTGATACAACGTCACATAATTCATTATGCCATTGGCCCTCTGCACATAAAGCCTTTAGTAGCCGCTCCTGCACCACGCATCTTAATACCTGATGTTTTAATTTCTGTGTTTTGACCTTTTGAAATACGCCCAACAGACATTTTAATCTCATCAGTAAAATTAACATTTTGTGTCTTACTAGCATCTTTAGCAGTTAGTTTTTTACCATCCATAGTATGTGGTTCTGCATAAACAGACGCAGGTCCAACTTCTTTACCACCTTGTTTCATGCTGTATTTAGCCATTATCTACCCCTTTGTGCAGCTACTTTAGCCATATTACGTCCCATAGACTTCATAGCGTCGTTAGTTTTGCCACCATTAAGTTTACCTTTACCACCTGATTTAATACCAACGCTAGGTCCAGTATCACCTAGGTTTGTACCTTTAGTTCTACCTTTTTTTGTTACGCCGTCAGCGCCTGATTTATATCCCATTTTATACCCCTATGTTATTGTTACACTGTTTACAGTACCCGTTGCCACAAGTGCATTGGGAGTTAAAACCCTATCAAAGCCACTAGAGCCACCTACTGGTGCCCAGCCCCATTCAAATATTCTACTACCAACTGAGCTAACCCCTACACCTGCTGTTGTATCGCCGCCATTTACATTAGTCTGTAAACCCGTACGTCCTGCTTGATAATACGTGTTATCCGGTCTTGGCTCCCGTACTGCTTGCGGGTCATCTACTGGGTACATACCTAACTGCAACTGCGGTTGATCTGGGTCCCAACATGCTGGACAAACTTTTATATCATATAGCTGAGTCTTCTTTATTTCTTTCTTTAAATCAACTAATTTAAATCTCTGCCCGCATCTATCGCACTGGGCAATTGAATTTTTAGCTGATGCAAATCTATTACCCACAAAATAAATCCTTATTAAATGTACATCTGCCGAGGAACAAAACGAATAGCTGACTTATCCCTATCTTCAGTAGCGGCTAGTTCCCAAGCCTCATCGTACTGTTGTTTTAACAAAGGAATACGTTGCTCTGCCCCTGAAATTTTTAATGCCAAATAATACGAAAGCCCTGCTACCAAGCAAGGCATAAATCTAAACGGTATATCCATAGTGTTAACGCCGTTACCACCGTCATGAATCCTACGCATACGCCAATACACAAACGTATAAAAAGGGTCATTTGCCGTACCTTGGTCTGGGGTGGGCCAAACAACTACTTTAGGGTAGTCTATACCAACTGGAGGAGAAGACGAACTTGTACCTGCATAAGTAGCGCCAGACTGGCGATTAAACCATACTTGAATAGGTCTAGCTTGTGTTAACTTATTTGGTATTGTTGCGTAGGTAGATACAGATATACTTGTTATAGATAAGTCTGATTGATTAGCGGTGCTACCTGCGTTGGTACGGATAACGTGTTCTAACAAATCAACTGTGTCAATAGGTAAATCGTACGTGTTTACGCCTTGAAGTAAGTTAATCTGCCCTTGCTCAATCGTCCATAGGTTAATGCCACGGTTAGCCCAATCAGCAAACAACAAATTAAGACTGCGCCTAGCAGTCTTTAAGTCATAACCAGTACGCAACTGTGAACCACAACGCTCAAAGGCTTCCTCAACCATTTCAGCTAGGTCTAAGTTAAACGAGGTGCTTGCAACTACGGTCATCTTTTATCCAATCTTCCTATAAGGTTTAACCTTAGATTTAATACTTTTTGGTTGTGGGACAAACTGCTTACCTTTTGCCTTACCTGCTCGCTTTGCTTTAGTCGTTGCTGCATATTCCTGCGGACTTAACGCTTCAATTGCTTTCTTTGGTAAGTACCGCTCACCTGTTTCTGATGATTTCTTACCAGACTTGGTAGTCCACTTCTGTTCACCCCATGACTTTAAAGACTGTTGTGATTTTGCCAGTGCCATTACTTATACCCACCACCAGCGGCTTTATAGCGTTTAGCCATTAACTGCGCTTTACGAGCTGACCACTGTCCTGCACCCGTACCCTGTACTGCGGCTGCTTTGACACTATTAAATATACGCTTGCGCAACTCTGGTTTTGTATAGTTACCGGCTTCATTAACTTTAGACTTAGTTTTTCCACCTTCTTTATACATATCAGATGCTTTTAAAGACCCCGGTTTATCTAACAGTTTCTTAGCCATAGCCGATGCAGTACCGCCTTTAGTGGTTGTAACCGAACCACCTTTTTTAAACTCAGTAAAGTCCGTATCATCTCTACGAGCTTTCTTTGTACCACCCGGCATTTTGGAAGAGTTTATGTCACCCATCCCACGAGAGGCTCTCATCTGATCATACCCCTAGTTTTGCCACGAACAGCACAACCATCAGCACGAGAAGAAGCCGAAGATACTTTACCGCCTTTTTTAAATGTCATGTCTGATACATCAGTGTTTTCTTTGTAGTCAACACCAAGCCCAGAACCGGGTTTGCTTTTTGACTGTATTCTTGCTAAAGAATCTGAAGCTTCTTTTGATTCTTTTTTAGTCATGTCTGTTCCTAGACTTGAATCTTTTGGACCCTCGCCTTTTCTAGACAAACCTTTATCCCTGTTTAGCAAGTCTCTTAGGGTTTTATCTTGCCCATAAGTGTTTCTAAACGATTTCAACTCATCAGCAGAAACCATAGCTTTACCGCCTTTGGTTTGTCTACTTGCATTTGGTTTGTATTCAGTCATTAATAAATCCCCCCACCTTTGTTCATACTAACCATTGTGCCTTTGGTCTTACCACGTTCTACACAACCATCTGCTCTAGCTGAGGCTGTACCGCCTTTAGCCATCTTGTGCATACGCTTCTCATGCCCCATAACAGCCTTGTTGGCTACTTTTTTCATCATGGGCATATCTTGTTTAATATCGTCGTGTTTCATAGTTATTAAGCCTTTCCGCCCATAGTCATTTTCTTCATTGGTTTTTTAGCCATGCCGCCTTTTTTCATAGGCATAGCAGCAGCTTTAGCTGGCTTTTTAGCAGCAGCTTCTTTTTTCTTTGCAATCATTGCCATAAATGGATTCATTTTTTTAGTTGCCATAGTTTCACCACCCTTTTTAAAAGTTTTGCCTTTATCGGCTTTTGAAAAATCTTGCCCCACGGACTGTGGGATACCTACCTTCTTAGCAAAAGCTTTATTATGAGCAATTGCCTCCATAAAATTGTGCTGCTTTTTACTGCTGCTCGGCATCTTTTTTTCCTAACCAGCCTTGAACTGTTTTAGTTTCATAGATACGGATAGCCGTCCAAATTATAGTAAATAAAGCGCCAATAGAGGGTAGCATATCCATCAATGTTCCTAATACAGTTGCTAAAGATAAAGCATCAATTACATACTTTAAGTTGTCGTCCAAATTGTTAAATATGTCTTTCATTAACATTTCCACCTTTTTAATGATGCGGCTTTCCTAGTTGGTTTGCCATTCTCGTCTTTCATTGGTCCGGGCATCCCTGACATCCTAGCGCAGAATGACCTCTTTCTTGCGCCGCCTTGTGGCTGAGGAGCCTTTAGATTAGACCCCGTAGCCGCATTATACTTAGCTCTGCCTTTAGCGGTAAGGCCCGCCCCTTTAGATACAGGTAGCTTCTCACCCCTACCAATAGCAAGGGACGGACCTTTTTTCTTAGCCATAAAACACCATTACCGAACCAATATTTGTTAGAGTTGCGTAAATATTAGTTTGAAATAAAAGCCCCTCACCGGGAAGTAATACATATGTTGGTTGCGTTGCAGAAGCTACAGTATTAATGGTTATGCGTGTTACACCACTAGAACCATTATCTTTAAATACCACACTTCCCGCAGTTCCAGACGGAACAATGTAAATACTTTTAATACGAGAACGACCAAGATTATTACTGTTCTGGTCAGTAATTTGCCCACTAGCAGTTAATACAGCACTTGCTTGTACATCGGTTTGCATACCCATAATTAATCTCCTAAAATAAAAGGGGGCGAACCCCCAGATTAATTAAACCTGACTTGGATTAGCGTTACCGTCAGAATCACGAACTACATAAGTCATAGTTAAGATACCAGCACCTGAAGTAGCTGTTACGTTAGCTTGAGTAAATGTAATAATCGCATCGCCTGTACCTACGTTAGCACAAAGCACGGCGCCAGCTGCGTTGTTATTACCAAGCAACAAGTTAACAATACCTGTGTTAGTAAATACGCTACCGTTAGCTGCGGTGTTAATAGCTGTACCGTTTACAAGTAAAGCGTATGTAGGTGTAGTAGTTGCGTAAGCGACAGTTGTATTAAACGAAGCAGATAAAATTTGTGAACCAGCAGGGATTGTAAATGCGGTTGTTCCGGCAGTAATATCGGTATAAAGAATCGCAACAGATTGAGACACTATGGTGTTACCCATGTTGCGTATTGTTCCAGCAGTTGTGCCAGATGTGTTTTTAACGGTACCTAACAGCCAAGGACCTAAGTGCGAAGCGAAACCCATGAGGATTCTCCTATATACAAGTTAAGCCTATTAATCGGTATATCGTCTGCTGGGGCAGTTTAATAAGCTGGAATTACCCAGATAACTAATCATACTACAAAAAATAAAAAAGGGGAGTTTTATCTCCCCTTTTTCTTAGGCTCCGGGTGAAGCGAACATTCCTAATGGGTCTGACCAACCGAATGAATAACGCTCACGAGACTTGTAACGTACGTTACCTGTATCGAAGTCGCCGTCCATGTTGTTAGACAAAGGCATACGTTCAAAATGCTTCATACCGTTAGGTACATCGGTGCATAAAAACCAAGCGTTTGTATCTGTTAGATAGTTATTGATTGTATAACCCTCTGGGATAGAACCGTTGTTCTTCAACGCATTGATGTCGTTATCAGTAGTACCAACACGGAGGTTAGTTTCTAATAAACGAGTAGCAACGAACTGTAATGCTGGCGGAATAATCAACTTACGTGGCATTGCAGCAATTAACAAACCACGCTCATCAGTCCAAGCAGCAATTTGAATGACAGCGGCTTCTAAAGAAGTCTCATTCAAGTCAGCAGGAGTAGTGAAAGTGTTGCTGTTAGTACTGCTGTTAACCAGTGGGTGAGAAGTGCTAAATAAAGCAACACCATCACCACCGGGATAAGCGGAGGAGAATCCGTTGTTCAATACAGCAGCAGCTTTAACCTTTTTGGTGTAAGCCATAGCACGAGCTAATGCTTTAGTGTAGCGTCCTGATAAAGCGTCGTAGAGGTTATCTTCGATTGCTTCTTCAGTTAC